GCTTGTATTTCAGCTAAGAATGCTTGCCCTTGTGCTGTACCAGTAGAGTCACCCTTTAAAAAGTGATAAGCGCCAACTGCTTTAATTCCAGCGCTGTTTGCATTAGCCAAGTGGCTTGCTGCAAGTGAGTTAACATATGATGTTCCCTCGGTTGCTTTAACGATAATTCCTTTCACGCCGCTGTTATAAAGTGTTGTGAAGTCTGATACACTCATACTTCCATTATTGCTTGAAGTATCAATAAATTTTTGCCCAGAAATCCAAACATCATTGTTATTAATAATGTTTTGTACTGTATCTGATAGCGACGAGTAATTATCACTTATTTTGCTGATTGCATCAGCCTGCTTGCTGATAGTTGCAGCTTGATTTGCAGTTAGTGACGAAAGCAGTGATATTTTTTTCTGCAAGCTTTGAGTCTGCTTAACTTTGTTTTGCAAATACGCGCTCAAACTTAGATTAGTACTGCCAATTTTAATTGTTGAGCTTGTCGGAGTTACTAAGTCCAAATCGAGCTCGCTTACTTGGAGCCATTCGGTTGGAGCTACAAAATCGTTGATAAACTGATACTGATTGCCAACTTTGAAATCATCAATCGTTTTGTCAATCAAATGCAGATTAGATACGCTGATTTCCCAGCTTTCAGTCGCAGCTGATTGCTTAGCTAACCAAGCTTGTGCTTGAGTTTTGAGTGTAGCTGTATCAGTTACGTTGCTAAAATTTTCAGTACCAACGATAATTCCAAACTCGTCTATCAAGTTTTGACTGTCAACGTAATTCGGATTGCTCAACGCAACTTTAGCTGTTGTTGTCTGCTTATCGGTCGTTAATGAGCTTGTGTCCATTGATGTACTGCTGTCGGTACTGCTATCCGCTCCGGTTGGGATTAGTCGAGTAACTACTGACGTGGGATCAACTGTTTTTTGAGCCGATTTCATGTTGAAACCAATTCGCAGCGGAGTAGTGCTTTGTGAACCCACACTAGCAAGATAATTAATCGTCATTGTGTCATAATCAACCGTGATATATCCACCGTAGACATCAATCAGCCGGTTAGTGATTGCATCGAAAGTATCCTCATAATCTAAATAACGATCAGCAGACCCACTTGAGTCTGTGACCGTCACGCTGCCAACATTGAACCTTTTATATTCCTCAACTTGACTGTTATGTTGACTAATAATTGCCTGAAAATACTGTGCAACTGTGCAATTGCTAACCTTTTGCTGTACTTGACAGCTGTCATGGAGATACGCTTCAATCGATTCAGCAGAATATTCCTGATAAATCAAACCGGAACTATCCATAGCATGAATTGGCTTGATGATCCTGCCTCTAAAAAGCCTGTTCCCATTTTCCAAAATCTCAACATGAGACTTCATCAGGTTTATCTTTTCCCAAGCGGGGTTGTCGATGTTCATTTGAATGTCGACTGTATCTATACTGTTGAGCCCTAGTGTCGCTTGACAAGCATGGAGCTTTGGAGCGTTTGGAATAGTGCTATGAATTAAAGTTCCTGTTGAGGAAGATGGCGAGTCATAGAGAACAACATCATAACTCATACCATAACCTCCTTGTAAAATTGAAAATTAATTGTGCCTGATCCTGACAGTGCCACCGAGTTGGCTCCTTGCTCAAGCCGGATTAATGTGTTCGTGTAAGTTCCTGCTGAAAAGCTCACGGTGTAGCCATTCACAGTAACCGTAATGTTACCAGTAACTGTTATTTTCGGATAAATTGTGTCGCCTCCGGGGTTAATCAGTGGCACTACATCAGTACCTGAAACTGTAAAACTTGTATCTTGACTAACATCATAATCAAAATTAAAAGTATCCCATTCATCGTTGCCCTCAGGGATTGACCAGTACAGAAACGGATAGCAGCTAAAGACAATTGTTGCTGTAAAATAATGCCCCCATAGCTGATCCTCAACAGAAATTGATGTGCAAGTTGCAATCCAGTAAGAGTTTTGAGGATCATAGTTGTCATTCAACGGCTTTTTTGAAGGTGGCATCAGCTTGCTTTTTAAGTAAGCCTCAGTATTTCGCCTATCAGTAAAATTGCCGTCAACTAAGCACGTATAAGTAATAGATCTATTTTGAAAAAAGCGTTCCCCGTCAAGAGATGAAAAATCCGTAGTTCCCTGACGATAAGGTATCGTATCAGTTACTGCCTGCTCCTCAGGAGTGGGAGCAGCCCTCTGCTGAACAATCAGCCCTAAATCGTTAGAACTGATATTGTTAAAAATAAATGACTCACGCATGCCCATACCTCCCGACATTTTGTTGTCTCTGATACATCATGTTATCAGTGTCTGACCCAACTGCTTTAGCAAAAGCTTTTCCGTTAACATTGATTTGAGTTGTTTTAGACGCCATTGATCCAATCGCATCACAAATTTTATCCATTTTGTTAAGCAACTTGTCTAAATTATCTTGTGATGTATCATTGCCACTATTATTAGCTGAATTGCGGCTCACGTTATATCCAACTGATTCGAGCAGTTGATCAGCGCGATTCTTTTTGCTTGAGGAGAGTGGTAGAACCAGTTCAGGCTGATTTTCTTCACTAATTTCGGCTAATTGGTGAATTGTTGAAATACCGCCATCGGCAAATCTTCTGTGACCACTAGGGCCCCAGCCACCAGTTTTTACATCACTAGCCCAGTTCGAATCATTGAACATTGCCAAAAGTTGATCATAACCATTTTTGATATTAGTATGTCCGCTAACCATGTAGCTTCTAAAAGTACTAGGCACGAACTGCAAAAGTCCTTGTGCTGGGTGGCCTTCTTCCGAGTTAATATCCTTAACTTTCTGAATAACCGTTGGATCACCGCCAGATTCATTCTGGATAACTTTCAGAATTTTGTTAATCTGTCCATCAGTTATGCCACTGATTTTCATAGTTGCAGCGGCTTTTTTAATATATGATTCCCATCTTTTTACCCCAGAGCCGCTAGGATTAGATGCAGAACCTGAGTCAGACAGTTTTTTAACAACGTTAGCAATTGCTTCAATACCTTTTTTAACAAGGCCTTGGCTAAACTCTTGTGCTACAGTCCCAACATTAGCAACACTTTTTAGATTGAAAGCACTATTAGCTATATTGGTAAGCAATTTAACAGGGTCTTTAATGTTGTCTATTAAGTCCATTGCAGAATCTGAAACATTATCCCACAGGCTTGATGCTCCGGATTTTATTTCAGAGACGAAGTTTGAAATCGTAGTCGTTCCTTTAGAGTATGCAGGAAGCTTCCCGGCGTAAGATCCACTTAAAACCTTTCTTGTGTCTCGCGCATTTAAAATCATTTCTCCAGCTTGTAGTTGAGTAAATTGTGCACCATTTTTCCCAAGCAATCTAACTTGGCCTGAATAAGGCTTATAGGCAAGCTCAGCACCAGCTTCACCGACTAAGGCTAATTGGTCGTGCTTTAAAGTCCCTGAACCGTTAGCATAAGCCGGCATTGACATAGCTGAGTAACTAAAATCGCCCTTGCTAGATTTAATTGTTTCAACACCAAAATCTTTAGCAAGGCTGTTCCACCAACTAGCAATTCTAGACCAGATTGACATTGTACCCGAGCCCTGTTTGCTCTGTGCTTCTAATGAGCCGTTTGTTTGTTTGACAGCATGTCCTAAAACACCCTTTGACTGATTGCTAGCAGATGATACAACATCTTCTTTTTGTTTCTCGGCTTTTGTAGTAACGTCTGACCGTTGTTTTTCAGCTGCACTCTTAGTTGCACTGTACTGGTTTTCGGCGTGTTGCTTGGTTTTGTTGTATTGGTCAAAAGCTGCATTTACAGCAGACGTCCTTTGATCCTCGGCCTTTTTCTTAACTGCTGCTCTTTGCTGTTCAGCCCATTGGCTGTTACCTTTGTACTGACTATTTGCTGCCGCTACAGTCTTTTTATACTGGCTATTTGCTGCTGAAATAGATTCATTTTCCTGACGAGTTGCAGCTTTAATAACAGCATTGTAGGTTTTATCTGCTGCTTTCATCTTGCCGCTGTATTCTTGATTAGCAAGCTTAACAGTCTGCTTATATTCACTGCTTGCATCGTTGACAGCTGTTCTCAACTGCTGTTGGCTCAGCTTACCTTTATTTTTAGTAAGATTTTGCAGTATTTTTTGTTGCTTATTTGACTCTAATTGAATCTTGCCGGTCAAAGTTTCATGCAATTTTGCCTGCTCGGTCATGTCGTTTTTAGCGTATTTAACATTCAGATCAGAGAGTTGCTTACTCTTTTTACTTGATGCAGAATCAATTGCAGCTTTTTTCTCAGCTATTAATTTCTTAGTAGCTAGACTATTTTTGCCGGAAGTTTCTTCACTATATCTAATTTCTCTATTGTATTTATTTAAAATGCTAGATTTTTTCTTGTTATATGATTCTTCAATTTTTTGACGCTGACTAGCGTAATATTTAGCAACTACCGTGCGGTCTTTACCCGAACTATTTTCGATGGTTTTTGAGTTTTTAGCTGCTGCTTTAATTGCTGCTACTTGTTTGGTGTACTCAGCATCAGACATATTGCCAGTTTTATGCAGCTCTTTAATCGCAGCCAAATCGTTCTTTTCTTTTTGAGAAATGTAACTCTTTTGTGCTTTTAGTAACTCACTATATGCTGTTTTAGCGCTAATTTTTGGTGTTTTAATAGTTACTTTGCCAACGTTGGCATTCCAATTTTTGACAAAAGTCTTAACGGCTTTTTTAACTACTGAGCTTCCACCAATCTGATCGCCTAAAGTTGCACCTATCATTGCACCAGTAGGACCAGCAATAACTGCACCGATTCCACCACCAATTAATGTGCCTGCAGTTTTTCCAGCGGCTGTATATTTTGCAGATGCAGAGTTCGATTTAACTGCCTTTGAGATACTGCTTCCAACGTCCCAAGCTGTCAACGCTAACCCTGCGCCGTTAATCAGGCGAGATGCTAAGTTCGTGCCTAGCAAGTTCCACTTGCTACCGGATTTAGCAACAGTTGATTCAGCATCGCTTACTACAGTCGATCCAACGTTTTCAGCGGTGGAAACAGTTTTGCCAGTCGATGATGTACTTACCGTTGTACCTGTACCCACACTAGCAGCAGCTGTTTTCTTGTCTGCTAAATTTTGATAAGCGTCTGACAAAATATTAACTTGAGTTGTTTCTTGCTCAAGCTTAGTTTTGCCAGCTCCCATCAAATCGAAGAAATCTTGAACCTCACGAGCAAAGTTTTTAACTTTATCGACAACCCAAATTGTCGCTACAATTTTTGCAAAGGTTTTAATGTCGTCAGTATGCTTAGCAGCCCATTCTCCAGCCTGTAAAACTCCGTTGGCAAACTTTCCTACATACTTTGCATCTTTCTTGATAGCATCTTGAAAGTCTTTTTTTGCGAAAGTTTTGCTTAAGTCGTCAGCCGCTTGCGTCATATAAGGCAAAAGTTTCGATCCAAACATAATAGTCAAGTTAGACCATGCCTGTTCAAAACGCTTTTCAGACTGTTGTGCTGTGTTGGAGTTCTTTTTTGCAAGTACTGCAACGTATTCACCCTTGTCTCCAGCCTTTTGGACTTTATCAGTTAATTCTGACAACTCCTTGTTATGCTGTGCAAGGATAATTCCTGCTTGTTGTCCAGTAGTGCCAAACAATGAATTGAATACGGAAGCTTTTTTTGCCTTACCTAAATTTTTAGTTTTGTCATTGATAACGGACATAATTGTTGACAAACTTTTGAAGTTTCCTTTTGCGTCAACCAAATCCGATCTTTTGATTCCTAATTTGTCGAGTAAAGAAGTCCCACCGCTAGAACTTTTTGCATCTTGTATTTTTTGAGAAAGATCTGAAATAGCATCTTTTTGTGTCTGAATGGCTGATGTAGCAGCTTTTTGAGTTTTAGTTCCATTTTTTACGTCTGCGTTTAATTCATTTATTTTTCTTTGATGTTTTGCTATTTGCTCGTTGTAATCTGAGATAGCACCGCTTACACCTTTTTGAGCAACTTCCTGTGCAGCCAATGCATCTGATATGCTATTTACAACTTTTCTGAGACCGGTTCCAGCCTTGTCCGCCTCCAATCCGTGATTCGATAATTCGCCCATTGCAGCGCTGGTTTCAGACAATTTGAAGCCTGCACTGTGAGCAGAGTCACCAACATATTCCATACCTTTGCCTAATGACTGAAAATCTGTTGCAGTCATATCAGCTGCATAAGCAAGCTCATTAACAGCTCTTTTACTGTTTGCGGTCATTTTTGCTGTGTTATCTGTACGCATTCCAAAAGCATCAACTACCTGAGACGATACTTTTACAACATCGTTAAAATCATCGCCTGAAGCAACTGAAGCTTGTAGTTCAGATTTCATTGCACCTAAAGCTTCTTTAGAAGAATAGCCACGTTTTACTAGTTCTTGGTATTGTTCCGCAATGTCTTTCTGGCTTTTGCCATATTGAACTGAATACTTTATGCCATCCTTCTGCATTTGAGCAACATTTTTAACAGCTTGAGATGCCTTTTCTCCACCGGTGGTTAGTAAGTTAGTAGTAACTTTGTACTCATTTTGAAGTGTAGAAGCTTTCTTAGCGCCTGAGAACATTGCAGCGCTAACTGCAGCGATACCAGTTGCTGCTACAGCTGTACCAGTTTTTACGTTTTGCCATCCTTTTTTTATCGCTGTAGTTGCTTGCTTAGAAACATCTCTAACTTTTAATGTAGTATTTGAAAGATTCCCAACTTTGCTATTTAAAGTAACGATTTCACGTGAGTTTGAAGCATAAGCAGATGTCAGATTATTAACACGAATTTTTTGTTCTTGATACTCTTTCGAAGAATTACCATACTTTTCACTTAAAGAAGTGAGCCGGTTTTGCTCCGCAGCAAGTTGAGCAGACATTTTAGTATGAACATCTTTTAGCCCGTTTAATTTAGCTTTTTGTGCTTGCCACTCGTTCCCTTGTGCTTCTAAAACTTTTACATAGCTTTCAGATGATCTGCTTGCTAAATCAGTTGCATCTTTTAGCTTAATGATGCCGGTTTTTTCTAGTTCTAGACGGCTTTCCGCTTTCTTCTGTTGTGAAGTAAAGCCGCTCAATTTAGCTTCCGCACGCTCGATTTGAGTCTGATATTTTAGATAAGAGTTAGCGGTCTCAATATTGGCAACTTTTAAGCTTTTTTGCTGAGCTGTTAAAGACTCAATCTTAACTTGCAGTTCGTTAAATGTCTGCTTATTTTTGTCTACACTCGTGTCAAGCTGGTCTTGCTGAGTTTTGAGCTCTTTAATCTGATTCATGAGCTTAATATATTTTTCAGCTGTCTCAGCAGTTGAAATATTAAGCTGTGACTGTTTTTCTTTTAGTGCATCAATCTTAGCTTGCTGCCTTGACATAGATTCTGAAAGCCCGCTTACTTTAGCTTGATATGCCTTAACAGTTTCACCAGCTTCAAACAAAGATGCTGTTTGTCTTTTCCATGCTGCTTGATTTAAGCTGACAAGATTAGTTAAACTTTTAATGCTTTTAGAAGTTTCTACTACATTTAAAGCGATTGTAGTGCCCATTGTAGAAGTTACATTTTTTGCCATCTGTTATTCCTCCTTATACAAAAATAAGAGGCAGTTGCCAACGGCAACTACCTCTTAACTAAACTCATTGGGTCAACTTCCCTGTCTTTTAATTCTTTCGCTCCTAAAACTTCTTGCAACTCATAAAAATCTTCTTCATCAAACTGAGATGGGAGTATATGAAACTTGACTAAGCAAGTTTTCTCATAAAGTTTAAAGTCCTCAATCCTATTTTTTACTCTATAAACCCATTCAGCCGCCTTTATTTTTTTTCAGGTTCCGCCACTTCTTCTTGGATTTTAGTTACATCTTCGTCTGATAAGCCTTTTAGGCGCAAAATGATTCGGTTGACAATTGAAACTGTTAAATCACGATCCATGTCCTTAACTAACTCAACTTGCTTATTATTAAGTTTGAGTGTGTCTTTTAAAAATTCGGATGAGTTTTTAATAAGCTCGATATTGTCTCGGACAGTTTCAACGTATGTTTTGCCATTGGTATCAGCTGTCTTAGCTAAAAATAACTCCATTTCGTAGCTCTTAAGTAAGTTTCTGTTGCTAGCTTTGACACTAAACTTTTTGTTAAACTCTTTTATAAAGATTTCTACATTATGATTCATTTTATAGCTCCTTTTTTATTTTTTATGTATGTGCTTTAGGATAAGCACTAACCCTGTTCTTTTATGATCCGGTTGTTCCCGTTGTGGTTGAAGCAGTATACCCGTTAAAGACTTCTGCTTTCATAGTATCAATAGCAAATCCAGTATCGCTTGATACCCAGTTTTTGATTGGCTGACCGTTCCATTCATCAACTCCTAAAGCTTCAAATGTTAAAGCATCAGGTTCACGGTTGATTGTCGTATCAGTATCAGACTGGATATTTTGCGATGCCATAGTAGCTTTTGTATTTGCAAAGCCGAAGTAAATCCGTGTTGAACGGTCAAGCGATTCTGACGTAATCAGCAGCCCCACACGTGGCTTAGTACCTGAGAACACATATCCGCCTTTACCATCAGATGTGTTGCCTAAAATTTTGTTTCGGATTGGCAGTGGAAGATTATTGACTGTCAAAGCAATCTGTGGAGCGGCTGGCTGTGTATAAGCATCTTGAAGCTTATTGTTTCCTGAAACCTTAACAACAGATCCTTCCACGTTAGTAATATTCGCTTGGGTTGAACCTAAAACAGCATCATCAAGATCGAACAATCCAGTTGTGGAAAGCCCATCAGTACCAGTTAAAATTTTTCCATCAGTTCCGTAAAGGGCAATTGTTGCCATTTTTAAACCTACAATAGCCATATTTTTTAGCCTCCTAATAAATTAAATGCCTTGTAAAATAAAAACTCTGATACAGCTGCTGCGTATCAGGGTCTTCGGTTAACTCTTTAATATCAGTTATGTCCCAATGATTTTTCTTGAAAATTTTTCTTAGCTTAAATGAAGTAGTTTCCGGATCAATGCTGGCACTTGATTTATAAAATATTTGCACTTCAATTTCGTTTGCCTCTCCGAAGAAATCATTATTTCCTTGAACTTCATTAGTTGATTGATAGTCTTGAATCAAGCAGATTGTTGAATCTTTATTGGCTTTTTGATTGTCGGTTAATGATATTGTTTGAATCTCGTCTATTCCGTCAATTGAAGCCGAGCTGATTAAATCGTATGCTTCAGCAATGGCTAACATACTAATCAGCACCTTTCTTTTTCATGATTTCCTTGTAAGCAAGCCTTTCTGCCATTAACACTGAGTCCTTAACATTTTCTCTAGTGTTATCAACAAAATGATCTCCGTGTATATATTTAGTACCATCATTTTGATACAACGCGTTCATAGCGTGGTGCTTATCAAAACCAACAACAACTGAGCCATCTCGTTGACCGTCAATGTTAGTTTTATCAAGATAAATGTTATCCGCCATGTGCCCATACGTTGCATCTTTGTGATTCGAATAATGCTTGTTTCTAGTAACTTCCTCTAATGCCTTTTTGTATACTTCTGCGCCAGCAGCATTAATGATTATCTGTTCTTTGACCGATAAATTTGCGGCTGCTTTAACATTTTTAAACCATGTTTCCAGTGCATCGCTAAAAGATATATCGCTCATGACTGTCCACCGCCTACTTTGTCAACTTTTTCAAGTGTTAAAATGTCGTATTTGACATACATTGCACTATCGTCCGTTGTCATATTGGCTATTTTGTAGACTTGAGAACCGATTTTAACTTTCATATCGTCATTTATGCTTTCGTTGTGCTGAACAGCAATCAAGACTGTACCGGTTTTAATAGTTCCCTCAAGCGTGTATTTTTGCACCCAATAATCTTTAGTAGTTGCGTAATGCAGGACTAAATCATCTACCCATTCTCCTTGAACCGCTTGTTTGGTTATCGGGTTGATGGTTGTGCCATAATGTCCGAACGTGGCTGTCTTAATCATCTGATATGGTTTATAGCTAGTTTTGAGTATCTGTTTCCGTGCCATCGCTAGTTACCACCTGACCTTTCAGATAATTAATCATCATCAAAACACCGTCTGACATTCCATTTGCCAACGTTCGATCATAGAAAAGCTGAGTCGCTAATGTTTTCGAACATCTTACAAAAATTGGGTTTTCCTCATATTTTGCTGTGTCAACACTGCTATCAACGCTGTGGCAGATAATGTTTTCAGCTTGCGCTAGAAGTTCAGAGACAAGAGATTTATTGCTGTCAGTAACATCAAGGTTTAGCTCATTAAGAAAACTTTCAGTATCAATCGCCATAATTTGCCACCTTTCAATGCCGCCGTTAATTTTACTCAACTACTGTTTATTTCTTAGGCGACACTTTTGATACTAGCCAGCGTTTGATGATGAAGAAGTTGGCTGAATCCAGTTGATCAAGTCCTTACGTGCTTGGACGTAATCACAACGCATCCAGAATCCTAATGCTTGATAGAATACATCGTAATTATCGATATATTTGCCTTGAATCTGGCCGTTTTCAAACTTGATAATTGATTTCTGGAATGGAGCAATCAAAACATTAATGTCCCCATTTTTACCGCTTGGGAATAATGTATCGTCAACAACTGTGAACGGTTTGCCAAACAGTGTAGAAACACCAGCCTGCGAGTAGTCCATGTTGATTAAAGGACGACCAGTAGTGTCTTTTTCACTACTCAAAGCATACTGGGCTGACTGGCTTAAAATGATACCAGCCTGTTGAGCATCTTTCGGCTTCAAGGTTGAAATCAATACTTTTCGGATAGCGTCAATGTATGAAGCATCTGAAACAGTCGTTGCAGTTACACCGTCGGTTGCTGTTGCCATGATCTGCTCATCATCAGTGTTATCTCGTAAATCTAGGATTTCAGAACCCAATTCTGATTGCCAATCGTACGCCGAGTCTTGAAGAAGCTCTTGACTGTATACAAATTTTCCAGCAAATGATTGTAAATCCCAAGGAACGGTGCTAATTGGAGCTGCAGACTGATTAGCAGCATTAGCAAACTCAGCTTTTTTGCTTAAGGTTCCTGCCTGTTCTGAGAACATTGGATATTTACCAGTAGTTGTTGAAACAGAAACGTGTCGAACCAAATCTGCGATTCTAGCAAACTGATGTTGCTCGTGGTCAGCCGGCAAAATTGTGTCAGGAATTAAAACAGCACCTGTTGCGAGTGCAATCTGTGTGTCACGTGTTTGGCCGAACGACTTAAGATACTTTTCAAAGCTACGGATATTCTCTTTTACTTGAATATCAGGACTTTTTTTGCCTAAGATTTTCATGTCTCGCTTTTCTTCCTCCTCTTTTTTAGGTTTTTCTCTTTCTTTATCAGTCTTGTCATCGGGCTGATCCTCTTTTTTCTTATCATCGTTGTTCTTCTTGTCGTCATCGTCTTTCATTTTCATTCCGGACATATCACGTTTTAAGTCTTCGAGTTCTTTTTTCATATCGCGAAATTCTTGCGAATCTTTGAACTCTGTAGGCTTAGGTTCTTCTACTTTTGGTTCTTCTTTAACTTCTTTAGGCATTTTTTTACCTCCATTTTTAAATTTTTCTAAACTTCTAGCTACTTGGACTGATGTTTCTGTGTATGCAGGAATAGGAGTTAGAGAGAGTTCAGAAATTGACAAAATGGAATTAATTATATGGATTAGGTTTCCATTTTCATCTTCCTGCCAATCATCTTCTCCAATCATGAAACCGAACGAGCAACCTTTAACGTTGCCTGCTTGAATATCTGCATAGACGTCATTAGCAAGCGTTGTGTCTGCTAAATCAGCAGTAAAAAACAGACCCTGATCGTTAATTTCTGTTTTTAACGTCCCTGAGTCTGCTCTAGCCAATATTTGGTTGTAATCATGTGCATATAGTAGTAAACAATCACTTAAATCCACACTATCAATTGCATGAGGCATGATGTATTCTGTAAATCCCATGTCCTCAGACGGCTGGTTGAAAACTACCGCGCACCCTGAAATTTGTTTTTGACCGTTATCTAAGCTTCTAACTTTTAACTTAGATACATCAATCGTTCTAATATCGATTTTTTTATTTTTCATTTTTCCATCACATTCCCCCTGATGCTGGTTCTTGAATTGACATTTTCCACACGCCTTTATCAATTAAAATCTGTTGTGCTTGAGTAGCAGCTAAAACAGGCGTCCTGCCGGCTGCCAAGACCGCAATATTGTTTATCAAGTTTTGATGAGTTAAATCAACTGTGTCAGCAATATTTAACTTGCACTCAGCACCAAATTTCAATGAAATTTCAGATTCAATTGGCTTAAGGTACGGCAAAAGGCTTGAAACATAGAAATTCATGATTTCAGTAATATTTGATTGCTGATCGCCTTTAGAGCCATTTAAAACCGCTTGAGTGATTCCAAAGGCCTTAGCAATCTGTGTCTGGCTAAAATCATAGTTAGTCAAAAAGTTAGCTACGTCTGAATTAATCTGGACAGTGTCAAGAGACAGGCCTTGATCCAAAACGATTGCCCTGCCGGCGTTATTTCCGCTATTCTGCGCTTCAAAACTTTTTCTAATGTTTTCCTTAGCATCTTTTTCTAGTGCCCCTTTAGGCACCGTCAAAATATACCCGGGATTTATGGCATTTTTTAAAGTTGAAAGCGTTAGTTTCTTGCTTTCGTCTTGGATTGCAATGTCAGAGGCTAACGACTCAAGGGGGCTGTGACCTATATATTCCCACGCCCCACCAGCATCTGGCGACAATAGTCTAAAATGCAATACATCGCTGCTTGGATAAGTAACGGTTCCTCGTTCATCATTCCAGCTAACTGTATACGTGATATCCTTACCGTAATCTGTCAGGGTTATCAGAACCTGATCATCTGAAACATATTCAAGACGAGTCGGAACGCCGCGGCTATTCTTGTCCGTCATTACCACGAAAGAGTTACCAGTTAACAGCAATTGAGCCACGACTGATTGCCAAAATCCAAATCGGCTGATCAAATTATTAGGCTTAACTAGAACCTTTTTGAAATTATCTTGAATATCAAAATCAGACGCAGCTACATCAGTAGCGACTTTGTTAATCAAAGCAAAGACATCTGAGTTTCTCATTGCACTTGCCGGAACCAACTTAGCAGGTTGGATTTGGCCGTTAGAAAAAACGAAACTGGCCATAGATCCTGACGATAGGGTTTTAGCTCGGATCTGATTGCCCGATGTTAATTTTTGAAATGGGCTAAATGCTACCAACTATTTCACCTTCTATTCTTGGTTTGGACTGATAATGTAAGACATTCCTAGTAGTGCAATGCCAAGCAATGCTAAGCCCAAAACTTTATTAATTTCAAAACCTGAATAGACTATAAAACCCAAACCAGCAGTAAATAAAACGACTGGTAAAATTTGAATCATAAATTTGATAATTCTATTAAGATTATTATTCAAATCTTTTCCTCCTATTAGCTAAAACACGGCTCACTTTTTTAAAATCCAAAGTCATTTTTGAAATAATTGTTAATTTCTGTATTATCCATACCTGCAAAAGGATCGTTTTTGTCCTCTTTTTCAAGGTTAATGTCGTCAAAGTAGTACATTGCACTATAAAAACAGTCAATGATCGCATCAGCAACATCAATTTTTGATGTCATTTTGTCTTTATCAATTTTTATCCCATTGTTGTCAACATAAAGTAGTGCATTTTTCAATGAATATTGAATAATTTTGTCATCTAAAAACGTTATTTTGTTCATATCCATTTGTTTTCTAAAAAATCCAGTTGGAGCATTTAAACTTTTAGTACCTTGTCGAACTGGCATTGTTAGCCAATCAGTTTTTTTATTGATTCGTAGAACAATATTGTCTGTTTCCCACGAGTCATAATTAAAATACTTAACTTTCAACTGATTATTAGCTACAAAATCAAGTATCCAATCGTATACCTCGTTGCCGTCGATATAACCATACTGACCATCTGCAATAGTGGCAAAGCCAGCGTCTGCTGCTTGCTGATAATTGATACCATCTTTTTCAGACTTTAGAGAGAGATTGTTTTGCGACCTTGCGAGTGGGATCCATGAGTGCTGGTATATATAAAACTTAGGGACATTAGCAGCAGTAATGTACGGAAACAAGAAAACAACGGCTGTGTCATCGCTAAAGTGACTTAGGTCAAGCCCTATATAAACTTCACGGCCTTTTATATCGATCGGTGGCTCATCGACTACAGCTTTTTCTATATCTTCCAAGCTCAGATAGCTGTTTTGTTTAACCTGTAGCCACATATTCAAGTTTTTATTTTGAAATTCTTGAATTTTTCCTTGCTGGATAAATGTGTCTCGTTCAGAGATTAATTTATTTAGCATTCCGCCTTTACTTTCTAAAAGCAAAAGCGGATTGGATTTAGCCCACAATTCTGGTTTTTCTGTTTCTCCTAAGCTGTCTTGTTCATACACAACACACAAAAAGTCATCTAAAACCCTGCTATAGTCACGTTTCATCGCTGTTCGCATCATTTTTTCATCAGAATACAGGCTAGAATTGCTGTCAGGATAGGCAGTTGATGTCATTAAAAACTGACTATTTGGTTTTTGAACCTGCCCAGACGTAACTTTTCCGTTATTAATAGCAATCTTAGACATAGATTTGTCATCGCCAGCTTCATCTGAGACTGCAAAAAGGCAATGAAAACTATCAAATTTTCCCGATTCATCGGACAATTTAAGGATTTTGTTTTGCGTTTTATTGCTGGCAACCTTGTCATTAACAACTCGAACGCTGTTTTTCTTCATTGCCTGCTTAAATCCGGGAAGACCAGCTAGATGATTAAAAATACTGCGAATGTAAGAGAACCCTTTTTCTGATTGAGTAGCCACAGGAGCAAAAAAAAGCATATCCTGATTAGTTTTCCCGTCAGCTTCAATCAAATAGGCATAGGCTGATAAAATACCAGCTACGAAAGTTTTACCGTTTGTACGTGCTTCGCTAAAAATAGCCCGCTGAAATCTTTTAGATCCGTCTTTGCTTCTCCAGCCTTGGCATTGACACAAAAAAGCTGATTGAGAAAGCATCAATTTCATGTTTTCGTCTTCTCCAGCTCCGGGGCAGAGAGCTGCAAACTGTAAAACAGCTCGACAAGCATCTAGATCATAATAAAATTCAAAGCTATCGTCCTCAGTGATTCTTCTCAAATCTTGAAGATGTCTAAAAGCATTGAGTTTAATCATTTCGCACGCAGGAGCTTTATTTTCAAGCACAAAAAAAGCATATCTTGTTGCAGGGTCTTTGTATTTTTTAAAAATGCTTTGATAGCAGCCCTTGTTTTTTTGATCTAGATATGCTTTTTCAACAGTCATATTCTTTTTTGTTAAGTCAATTTTATCCATTAAAATCCGACCTTTTGTTTTTTGAGAACATCAGATAAGCTTTCAGTATCATCTTTGTCTGTAATATCAAGCAGGCTTGCTCGTGATTGCGGAGTCATTCCCAAAGTTTCGCTAAGAGATTTTATTTTAGCAGCCGCTGAATCCATTGTTTTAACCGCAGGATTTACTTTATAGCCGCTAAAACAATGCTCAAGTATTTTACCCGAACTGTCTTGTACTGGTGCCCAGATGGCTTGTTGAATCCCTTCTGGCTTGCATTCACCTTTTTTATCAGGAAATCCCACGAATATATGCTGATATGCTTCACGATAAACAGCAACTTGTGCGCAAAGTTGCTCGACAATAGCCTTATCTGACTGTTTTAGCCACCCTTGGCCGTTTAAATCATCGACAACCTGTTTCCAAGCGTATCGTGCAATTCCCACTAGATGCCTTGGGGGAGTGGACTGAAGCATAGGCATTTCGCTAGTTTCATTGATTAGTTTTTTTGTCCGTTCACGTTGATACTTTCGATCCTTTTGATTAGTAGTTAGCTTAGGTTTACGCGGCATTTTAGACCATTCCTTTCTATTTTTTTAGTATAATATTGCTACCACAGCCCCCCGTTTAAAAAGTTTTATTTCTGTTATTCGAGTTGCGTTCGTCCCCTCATCGAGCGGTTCCCCCGAAAACGTTGATGGGGCGGGGTTTTAAACTATGAGAATTATTTTTCGCTCGTTTTATTCATTTTTTTCATAATTTTATTCATTATTTTTCTTATAAATTAAATAATATTTTAATTATGAATTCTTTCGGATAAATAGGCTCTCCACCATTTCTTGCCTAGATGTCTCAGCTTATTCTTGCCATTCCTACTTTTTAGAATTGACTGCTCGCCCTTGGTTTTGATCGCATGACATCGATAACACAACGTCCATAGATTATCAGTGTCTAATGGATCACTACATAGATCACGTCTAACAATATGATCTACAATCTTTCTATTATCTATTGCATTACCACATGACTGACACGTTGCAACATCACGATTGAAAACATAATTGCGAATGGCTTGCCATTGTTTGGATTGATAGAATGCTATCGATTCAGGGTCTCGGTTGGATTGAGTATATTCTCTGTCAGATGCCAGCTTGTTGGCTCTAGATTGATTGCGGTATGGCTTGTGCAGTTGGTAATGTTCTTTACAATACTTCATTTCTATTGGGATTGTTTCGTGGCAGCCAGCTTCGTAGCAATAATGTACTCGCATATCATTCCTCACTTCTCTATTACTTTGTTAGATATAAAGTCATATCTTTCATACAAGGCATTGATTAGCTTGTACTTGTCCAGATTCATTGCTTCTTTGAAGTTATCTATTAGTAATTCTGGGCTATGTATCATCGGTATCTTGCCAATCAGATCATCAAAGTATTCATAGTGCTCGTTAAGCAAGCCTTGAAACTTATCGTCAGTATATTCAGTTGACTCTACACATTCTATCGACTCAGTTATGATCTGCTTTTCCTCAATCATTTCAGCTTGCTCTTTTGATAGAACAATGTTAACTAACTTCTGCCGATGCTTTTTGCAGTAACGCTCGATGTAAGACATTCGGTTGTTAAAGAGCTTTGCTGTTAAATCAAAGGCAGCAATCGTTTCGTCTTTACCAAATCTCAAAACAGAAGTTGCAAAATTTATAATCGTTGATTTTTTAAATATCTTAGGCAGCAATTTAATCACCTTATCAATATCTGAGCTCTGCATTCTATCCGGTCTGTTTAACTTAATAACCTGTGATAGGTTTTCACGCTTTAGCTTTTCTTTCAGCTCACGGTTCTTGTCTATTTCACTAAAGTGTTTATGCTTGATGTCCATGAATGTGTAAGTTATCTTCCAACTGAACACTTTGTTTTCACTAACAATAGCCTTTACGATTGTGTCAGAATCATAGTGTCTGAATCTATTACTGATTAACTCAGTAAAAAGCAGATTATCAGCTTCAAACTCTTTTATATTCAGTTCGAACATAAGCTTGTGTTTAGCAGCTTTGTATGTTGGATAATTTCTTAAAAGGTTAACAGCTTTCTCAGACAGCATAATTTCACCTCAATAAAAAAAGCACCGCTGTTTAGCGATGCTTGATATATGTTTGTTTAATTAATTAATTAATTGCTCTTTTTTATAACAGCTGGGTTCAAACTGATTTCTACTTTCATTGGCTCGACTGCACTGTCTAAAATTATTACAGCTGAGTCACTTTTTAATTGTTTTTGAAAATCTTTTAAAATTTTTTCTCTCATTTCACCGTCCAAAATACCTTTAAACTGCAATACAAAGGTGTCAATTGGTTCAATGTAAAACGAGTTGCTTGTTTTTATTTGGCTTGTTTTTATTTGGCTTTTTTGTCTGTGTTTTTTAAACAGTCTTTTAAACATAATTAATCACTCCTTATTTTTTAAGCCAGATGCTAATCTGCATTTTTTATAAATCTATACAATTGCCACCCATCACCAAAGTTTTTTATTTCAAATCCGCGTTTTTGCAAAACTTTCTTGTACATTTTCCAGCGTTTTTTATCAGATCCACTTACCTGAAAGTAAAGTGGACAAGCTGTTTTTATTTCTTGTTTCGCATATGTGTCGAACTCGGTAATCCTTTTCCATGCCCATACAAGTGGAGCTATGCCATCTTTCCCAGTCATATGTAGCCAGTTATTATCAACTTGTTTTCTTTTATGAAATACATTAAGCTCAACACTTGCAACTGAAATATTAGCCAAATTGTACAGCCAAAAATCTATTCTTGCCGTCATTCCACTTGGAAATCTTTTGGTTTCATAAACACAATTAGTATTCTCATAAGAATTGTCCCATCTGAAATCCATAAAATTTCCTCCTAAAAATGTGTATAAAAATAGCCCGGTTTCCCGAGCTATTGCCTATTTAATTACTTTTAGCAACAATTCGTCCTTATGCTCCCCTAATGAAGTAAAGCTGTGCTTTCTGCCAAGGTTAAGAACAATCTCTGTATGAGGAAGCTTCGCATATTCACTAATGTAAACTTCTTTTGCTGGGCATTCATGAAAATACCAGTTTTCAAATTTTGAGTTATCGAATCCGTCATACTGAATGCCTGTTCCAACATAAGGCGGATCACAGTAGACAACGTCGTTTGCTTTAATATCAAGCTCACGATAGTCTTTTGACGAATATTCTAGCTGCTGTAGCCTTTCTAGCTGCTGTAGCCTTTCTAGCTGCTGTAGCCTTTCTAGCTGCTGTAGCCTTTCTAGCTGTGCTAGCTGTGCTAGCTGCTGTAGCGTATCGTAACGAGACCGAATCCCCATCCTTTCTAAACGCCACTTATGAAATGCCTTGATCTTTTCACTAATAGTTTTTGCGTCTGAAGAATAGTCATATAGCTGATCAAAGTATGTTCCGGTGTCGCCATAAAAAATAGCTCTAGTTAGTAGTAATTTATCTTCTTCATTCTTTTTTCCCCACAAATAGGTTTTTTGATTATTGCTAAAAGAATAAGCAATTAATATGAGTGTTCGCTCGATTGAGTCTGGCTGGTTGTCTCGCCAATCTAAAAATTGCTCCCGCGTTAATGCTACATAATTTGCAAGACAAAAATGTGGCTTATCTGTGATCAATGATCTTAGTAATTCCACAACAGTTTTTCGTTTGTCATTATAAATAACCTCTTCATACTTTCCTGAAACTGCAGCTGTTAGACTAACACACCCGCCACCACCGAACACATCAACAAAACGCTTACCGTTTGGGAGTGCCTTCATAATTTGTTCAACTTTTTGTCCTTTATTTCCTACATAGGGGAGGCCTCGCTTCCACTTGTCTTTTAATTTCAAAATTTTGTCTCCTTATTTGTGCAAACTAAAAGCGCCATGCTAAACAACATGACGCTAATGTATAAAAATAGCCCGGTTTTCCGAGCTTATATGTACACCGGATTTCTCCGGTCGCAATTCAAGCACTTGGCGTTTTAGTCAAGATGTTAGAACTCAAGTGCCTTTATTTTTGACTATCCTCAGCAGAAAGAATTATTTTTTATTGTTTATGGATAGTCGGTTAGCTGTGTTTTCCGCCACAGCTATGTATTCGCATGACTTTTTATTAGCCATGCAGAAGTTAGAGTGTTTACCAGTCTTTCCCGGTTGTCAGAACGCAGCT